AGAATGTTCAATCTTTATTCTATGATTATTCTGGAGAACTCATGGGGAGACAGCTGTGTCCTTAAGCCTTTCAGATATCTTGTTACAGGATTCTCATATAAATCACCCATGGTATATCAGCAAATAAAGAAATTTAGCAAGGAAATGGATAAAATGTCAAAGATGTGTGAGAATAAAATGTCTTTAACTTACATAGACTCTCTTCTGTCTGTTTTATCAAGTAAAGAAGAGCTTAAAATGGGATCTAGTCCTCTTCTAAACATAAGTCCTGATCAGATGGGTTATGAAGCTTTCCTTATGAACCTCTGTCCATCAAGCACTTATGGTAAGAGGAAACACAAGGTTGATGTTTTGAAAGAGCTAGTTTTAGAAATAGAACTCTCAAATGCTTATCAGCCAGCTGTTAAAAGACATTTTTCAACAATTCATTATCTGATAAATTATTTTAAGGAGAATGTAAATACCAAGGTGCAAATAACAAAGTTATTTAAGGACATGCTTGTAGAGCTAGATATTCTTTCCAACAAACAGGATGGTAGATTCACAATGTCTCCTATATCTCTACTTATCATTTATCCGGAGATAAAACAACTGAATAAAACAAATTTTATGGGAACTGTTCCTAGAATACAGGAATTAATGACAATGAAATCAGCTTTTGATCCCATTAACTTTAAAGATGGTTCAGCTCTTGAATCAATTGCCTCTCTTGTAGCCTTTTCAAATTTAACAACAGTTCCCTTGATTGCTGTGAACTTATTGAGAAATACTGTTGATCTAACATTTAAAATGTTTGACAAGGATCAGATTGGTGGAAATAGAGAAATATCTCAAATGAGTTCTGAATTTAGAATCCTACAGTCTATCACTGAATCATTCTCAAAGAGACTTGGTTACTCTACAGGAATAGACATGTTGGATAATCCAGCTAAACTTAAACTTCTGGGTGATGCTCAAAATGAATGTAATGAATATAAGGGTTTAAGAGAGACAGTTGATCAAACAAGATGGGGCCCTAACTTCTGCACTTCCATATTTGGTTATATGTTTTCTTTATTTTTAAGACACACAACTGAAGCACTTATGCCTATGATATGCTGTTTCCTGTCTGAATTTAAGACTTTCCAAATGTTGCCATATCCAGAGTTATCTAATTATCAGCTAACTGGCACAACATTAGCTGGAATCAGAGGTGCTTTCCATATGGGACAAGGTATATTTCATTACACTTCATCTCTTTATCATTCACTAGTTCATAGTGCAATTTCTAAGCTTAAAAGGAAAATAATAATTGATCAGTTAAAAAACAGGATTATTTCAGATTGCATTCCTAAATCCTTCGGAATAAAAGACTTGGACTTGGTAACTAGAACTTTCATTACTAGTGATGATGTAGCTATAATAACTTATGCAAAAAACAGGGATCAATCAGAGAATAAATGTCTAGATGATACTGTAGTTAGAGAGGTAAATAAGCTAATAATAGAATTCAGTAAAATTTATCCAAATATATTACAAGTTTTCTGCATAAAAACTAGT